TATCTGAAAGTTCCATATCTATCAATCTCAGCCTACCCGTATCAGACTGGGAATGTGTCGTGATTAGTAATGGTCAGTGGTCTACAACATTCCGCCCCGTGAAAGGAAGTGAACCCAACTGGTTTCATCGCAAGATGCAAGAGTTATGTTTTGGTATTAAATGGAGAAAGGTAAAGTAATGTATAACGTGAGTGTGAAGCGGAATATGGAAATTGACCTTGAAGCTGCTGGCAATATTGTTGCTCAGGTTCTCAAGGAAGACTTTGAATTTGTCTGTCAGGAACTTCATGAGTTGAAGCACAAGATGGGCAATATGAAGGACTTTGAGATTGAGGACTTCAAGCGTAATGCTGAGGTTCATGATGCTATGAAGATTCTTCTTGGCTACTACATGACCAAGGGAGATTATGACGAATTCATGGAACTTCAGAGGGTATATGGCAATGTTGAGTAAGATTGAACTGAAAGAGAGCCTTTCAAAGTGTGTTGCTAAGGTCGTCTTCAACAAGAGTGACGGTACAGTCCGAATGATGAACTGCACTCTAATGGCTGATTATCTGCCTATGGCCATAAGTGAGGAAAAGGTTGCTCATGTTCCTAGAAAGCAGAATGATGAAGTTCTTGCTGTTTGGGATTTAGACAACAAGGGTTGGCGGTCTTTCAATGTCAATTCGGTGATTGAAGTTCAATATATAGGAGTAGATAGAGTATAATGGCACATCCACATAAAAATCGCCCGCGAAAGGGCCGCCGTAAGATCGGCTCAAAGAAGCGAAAAGCACGCAACAGGAGAAAGTAATATGGCTAAGAGCAGGGCTGAACGCCGTCATCATCATGATAGGATGCTGAACAAGGTCAAGAAGTTTTTTTGGTACAAGAATTGGTTCTCAGGTGAAGAACACAAGGAACAGCATCAAAAGAGAATGGCCGAAACGCGAAAGCCCTGCTCTTGCTATGCGTGTGGTAATCCTCGCAAACACTGGAAACAAAAGACTATGCAAGAAAAGAGATTTGATGAATATGAGATTGAATAATGTCAGCCGATAATGGAATTTATATCCTACAGACCGAAGGTCCAGAATTTCGTGTAGGATATCATCAGGCTATTGACAACATTTATGGGAACTTTTCCGACGAATCATTCCAATGGCAGGGTGATCCTGAAACAATGGTTAATTATTTCCATTCTGACAAGATATTTTCCAATCTTGAAGAAGCACTTGACTTTGCCTCAGACCTCAGCTACAATTATGAATATCTCGAAGACGGAATCTGTGTGATTACCGACTTCAAAGACTGGAATTTTGGAAAGCTTAAGGAACGATATGGCAAAGAAGCAGAAGGCAATTCGCGGTAAGTTTGCGGACGAGAAGTATCTGGGCGCTGAACCTGATCTTCGCGGTGATGTTACAGATGCTCAGGTCATTCAGGCTTACAATTGGTATAACTACTTTTACGACCCAGATCAGGCAAAGATCTGGGTTGTGGACTATTTGAAGGAATTTCACAAATCAGAAAAGGAACTAATTAAAAATGCCAACAGAATTAATCCTAATCTCTGCCGCACTAGCGGTTGGAATTGCCGTATACTACTTCTGGGTGGGAATCTCCCAAGCAAAATCGAACAGCGAAACCTCGAACGTATCCGCGCCCTTGCCGCTGGATCCAACACCAGTGACACCAGCGCCGAAGAAGAAGTCGTCAAGAAAGAAGAAGTCTCAAAGCAAGTAATCTCTATTCAAGATCGTGTAACTAATCGTGCTAATGATCTGATTGCCAGCATTGAAGAACAGATTGACTCGTTCTATCGTGATGGCACTCAGTTCAAGGCTAGCGATTGGCTTTCACAGCATGATGTGAAGCCTGCTATTGCACAGCGCATTGCAGATTATTATAAGCCTCTCTATTCTGAACTCTTTGATGCTCTCTCTGGTAAAGTGCCTGAGTTGCGTGAAGCATACTCACACTACACCAAGCCGAAGCTGAAGGCTTATGTTGAGTTTATCAAGTCTATTGTTTCTGCGGCCGAGACCCGTGCTGTGGTCGTCAAAGCTGCACGAAAGCCGCGCAAGAAGAAGGAAAAACCTGCTTCTGTCGTTGTCTCTAAACTCAAGTTTAAAGAAAAGGATGAAGCCTACAATGTCGTATCTGTTGATCCGAAGCAAATCGTTGGAGCTAATCAGCTTTGGGTGTTCAATACCAAATATCGAACTCTGGCTGTTTACAATGCTATGGGCCCTGCTGGGCTTAACGTCAAGGGTAGCACAGTAATTGGCTTTGACGAGAAAACATCCATTGTAAAGAAACTGCGAAAGCCTACTGAACAAGTGAACAAGTTGAAAGACGGTGGTAAGGTCGTACTTCGTAAGTTTATGGATGAAATCAAATGCAAGCCTAAGACCGCTACTGGTCGCATAAATACTGAAGTAGTGCTTGTAAGGATTATTAAATGACAACTATCGTAAAGTTTCCTACTAATCGCATCATCCGAGAAGTTCCGCCAAACATTGAAGAAATTAACAAAGCTAAAGAGAAAAGTTTGCAAAAGCACGCCGAAACAATCGTAGAAGACTTGGTTCTTTCTATCATAGATGCAGTAGAGAACTACGGTATTGATACTGAAACAGAATCGTTTGAGAGAGACTTTTCTTTTGTTGCTGACGGACTTAGAGCTACGATTTATAGATCATTCAATATAAATCATCCTCTTCACTCTTTCATTGACACAAATGTTACTCTTGTCAAAGCAGAGAACTTTGATGATCTAAGACTTAAGATAGATCAAGTCATAGAAGAAATGTCTGACACTAATCTCGACAGTAAAGAATAGCTGCTATATAATAGCATATGATTAAGGTGAAAAATGATATTGATTGATTTAAACCAGGTTTTGATTTCAAATCTGATGCAGCAAATTGGATCCAGTCCAAAGATTGCAATTGAAGAAGACCTGATTCGGCATATGGTGCTCAACAGTCTTCGTTCATACATTAGGCAATTCAAGTCTAAGTACGGAGACATTGTTATTTGTTGCGATTCTAAACGCTACTGGCGTAGAGGTGTGTTTCCATTCTACAAGTCCAATAGAAAGAAAGATCGAGAAGCATCTTCGCTTGATTGGAATCTTATCTTTGAAACTCTCAACAAAATCCGTGAAGAACTGAAAGAATATTTTCCCTATCGGGTCATTGAAGTTGATGGCGCTGAAGCAGATGATATTATTGCAACTCTGGTTGCCAGAAATGCTCCACACGAGGAAGTGTTAATTCTATCTTCGGACAAAGACTTCGTCCAGCTACAGAAATATCCTAATGTACTTCAATATTCTCCTATTCTGAAGCGATTCATCAAGACAGAAGATCCTAAGATATTTATCCGTGAACACATTATCAAGGGTGATCGCGGAGACGGCATTCCTAACTTTCTATCTGCTGATAATGTCTTTGCTATTGGCGAACGTCAAAAAGTCATAAATAAAAAGAAGCTTGAGCAATGGGTTCATATGAATCCAGAAGAGTTCTGCGTCAATGATACCATGCTGAGAGGATATGCCAGAAACAGAATGCTCGTTGATCTGGATCTAATTCCAGCAGACATACAGAAGAGTATTGTTGAAGCATATGAAACTGTTCAGACTGGTTCAAAGAACAAGATGCTCAACTATTTTATTGAGAAGAAACTTCGGAACATGATTGAAGTTTTGGACGAATTTTAAAGAAAGAAAGATAATGAAACAGATTTATGAGATTTTTGAAGAATTTGAAAAGGCCAGAAGTAAGAAAGAAAAGATAGAAGTATTGCAGAAGAACGATACCTTTGCTTTACGAACTGTTCTTCAGGCAGCTTTTCATCCTCGTGTTGAATTTATGATTGATAAGGTTCCGTATTACAAGCCAGAGCAAGTACCGCCTGGAATGGGATACTCTACAATCATTCAAGAACTAGATCGATTGTATTTGCTAGTTAAAGGTCATCCTCGTTGTCCTGAAACTCTAACACAGGAAAGACGAGAACAGATTCTAATTCAGATGCTTGAAGCTTTGGAAGGAAAAGAATCGGTCGTGTTTATGAATATGCTTTTGAAGAATCTTAAAATCAAGGGCTTAGATGATAAGATCGTAGCAGAGGCTTTTCCTAACATTCTGAACTAATCTTGAAAATGTATATTGATCGACCTAGATTATGTGGACCTATCTTAGGATGCACATATGTCAAAAAGAAAAACAAGATCGCAACTAGTCAAGATTATGGAATCTCATGATGAAGATGTATATCACACAACTGCGGAAGATTGCATGAAATGGTTTAAGGTTATAAACCGTGAAGTGTTCGACAACAAACTGTCTCCTCTAGACGAAATTGATATTCGTTGGAGAAGAGGTGCACACGCATATTATGAATCAGTAAAAGATACGAAAAATCCTCTTTACAGATATTCAAAACTCTGTATGAACAAGCGTTACAAATCCAAAAAGTTTTTCATTGAAGTTCTTGCCCATGAACTTGTTCATCACTATCAGTTTATAACTGAAGGTGTAACAAGTCACGGCAAAACTTTTATGAATTGGACTGAGAAGTTTAACAAGAAAGGATTACGTTTAGTAAAGGCTTATTGACATGAAATATAAAAAGAATCACTATGGCACTCAAGAGAATGTTGATGATGAAGATTATGTGGATATGCGAAAGGGCACAAAAAGACGCCCGATCCGAAACTGGACAAAAGCTTATGTCCAACACCAGGATGAAGCCGACGAAATAGACGACTTTTACGGTAACAAAACAAGTTACTAATAACGTAGCGTAAACAGGTATGCAGCCAAAGCATACCTGTTATGCGTTTGAAACCATTGAAATTCGGGGCACCGATACCCATATCTAGTCTATCAGTTAACAATGGAGACTACTCTATGGCTATTCTTTACACCGCTGCCCGCGATTCCAACGAGAACCGCTATGAGGGCTTTGTTCTCGCAAAGGTTGTAGACCAGTCCTATCGGATCATGTCCGACGTATGGGGTACGGCCGACTTTGCCCGCGTCTGGGATGAGGCTACGGCTTCACCGAAAATGATCCTAGTCAATGTGTACGATATGAATCCCGAGAGCTGGCGCCCCGTCCAGATCACGGTGGACGCGACCGACGAAATCCGCGAAAAATACAAGCAGTGGATGATCAATCTGGAGTTTAACCGATTGCTGGATCTTGAACAGAATCGCGTCCGTCAGATTGAGAAAGGTACTATCGCTAAGGTTGTGAAGGGTAAGAACGGCAAGGGCACTGTCGGGCCAGTTGTTGTCATGATGGATGCAACCTACGGTATGGGCTGGCGCTCTTCCGTAGAGAAGAAGCTGGCTATCGCCACCTCTGACGTTAAGGTCAAGAAGGCCTTACGTTCTGGTAAGGTTGCTGAGGTCTATCAGGATGTGGTCTGGGTTTGGGCACGTAACTGCCAGCGGGTTGATGTTCCTCAGATTGACAAGGACGCTCTCCTTCAGACGGCTCAGGAACGGGTGCAGTGGCAATACCGAGCCGCTTAACCCCTGCTCCAGCCCTTTCCTCCTGCGTTTTTCACGACTTCAATAAAATCAATGACTTAGCCAGATCAATAAAATCAATGACTTAGCCTATGTTCTGGCCGCATACCAGTTATGCGGTTGGAACCCTTGAAAATCCTGAGTTCCATACCCATATATAGTATGTAACAAGAGAGAGAAAAACATGGCTTCGCCTGCTCCTAAGATTGCCCCTGCTGACCTCGTTGCTGCTTTGGCAGCTTTTGCAACTTCTGGTAAAGAAGTCACTAAGGTTGAAGTGGGTGCCGCTTCCAACGTCAAAAAGTCCAAGTATGTCGGCAAGAAGGCGCTCAAGGGCATTGCCCAGCGACTCGGCCATGCACCCAGCGCATATCTGGGTTGATCGGAAATCTCTTGAAATTCCGACTGTCCAATCCCATCTATAGTATATGACAGTGACAAGAAAGGTTCCAATGTCCCGCAAGGTTAAGATTGCTGAGTCGATTGAAAAGCACAAGGATGTGGAAGTCCGTCTCGCAGCCGACTTCCTGCTTACCGCAGTAAAGCACGCCAAGGCTGGCAATCTCATCCGCATGGCTTCCTGCATCCGTCTGGCTGCAATGTATGAAGCCGCTATTCCTTCGTCCACTAAAGAGGAGCTCCGCGCTAATGGCTAAGATCCGCGTCGGTAAACTGTACCAGACTCTTACCTACTGGGGTAGTGTGGATCGTGGCGTGAATGTTCCTGCCACACTTGAGGTCGTCAAGGTCATTGCTATTACTGATGACCAGATTACCTATCAGAGGCTTGACGGTATTGTGTCTACGACCGCCGCCAAGTATGTCAAACCCCTTCCGAAACACTTTGAGGATGCTATCTATGCCTAAACCCAACGAACGCAAGACCGTCCCGATTGACGCGCTTATTGAGTATGCCAACGGATATCTTGCAGCCGACTTCCCGAACGGTGACTCGTCTGATGCTATCGCTCGGCGTATGGGTCTGATTCACATGATTGAACAGGCTCTTACTACGGCTCAGCGGTATCGCGGTTACTCTTATCTTGACCAGCGCGGCTTTGTTCACTGCAAGCCTGGTATTCGCTGGGTTGAAGGTCAGGCACCCAATCACTCGTTTCACGAAACTGATTCCACTCGTCGGAGATATGCATGACGGTTGATAAGATCCGAGTTTTTGAGTATCTTGAAGCCTTGCGCGATTCAGGCATTACCAATATGTTTGGTGCAACTCCCTATATTGAACGGGTATTTGATATCCCGCGCAAGGAAGCTGTAAAACTTTTGGTTGAATGGATGGAAAATAAGCGTAATGGCTAAGGTAAAGGACTTTCTCATCGGCGTAGAAG